TAGTAGATTGGGGATATACCCTTCATCAACAAAAGTCTGGAAAGTCTTTTTCAAATCATCAGTGAGAATTGTATCACTGATTTTAGATGGACGATATTTCTCCACCCAAAGTATCACATCATTCATAATATATCTCCTTGTCAATAATGTTTCATATATTGCCCATAAACTAGGTTAATGAGCGATTTATGATACATTATGCAGCTTCAAGTGCAATGAAGTATTCAATAGACTTGTTCACATTTGCGAAATGAGAAATGCCTTTTGAAGATACCTCTACCTTGTAGTCGCCTGACAGAAGTTTTAGGTTTTCAACCTTAAAGAAGTATGTGAAATCAGATGGTGCATTATCACCAACCTTAATTGCAAAGTCGTTTGATGTATCGTTCTTACGATCAGTTACAGTGAGATTGATATCACCACCAGTAGTTCCAGTAAGAACAACATCTGGCACACCAAGAACGGCAGATGCCTTTTGGATTTGGTTGAATGTGTCTTGAGTGAATACAAATTCAACATCAACAGACGGCATTGTAATTTCAGTCTTTGGTGTTGTCACTACAGATGGATCACTAAAGAAATAATTCACCGAACTACCACCACCTTCTTCTTTCAACTTAACTGCTTTGTCACCAAAGTCAAGTGTTGGATTTTTGAATAGTGAGAGTGCAGACAAGAATTCATTCAAGTCATAAATTGCAAACTCATTGTTAAAGGTGTCTGGAATAGTCGCCTTCGCCACGATGTTTTTCATCGCAGACATTGTGTTAATCACGTTTCCATTTTTCACCAGAAGATTCTGGTTAATGGTCGAGAAGTTCTTCAGAACGTCACGAGTATCATTACTAAGATTCATTATTTGTTCTCCATTGTATCATGATTGTGTAATGCCATTATACCATAATGGATTACTTTAAGCAAGTCATTTCTGTTCTTGCCATCTTTCTTTCCGTATCGTTGACTATATTTCAAAATGTTACCGATACAGAAACCTTCTCCATGGCCTGAGTCCATGATGAATTCTGTTGCTTGAAACTTGTTGTGGGAATAATGTGCAGAGTAAGTCTTATCAATATACTCTTGCAGTTCTTTGAGGATTTTATCCTCAGAATATTTGTAGTCGATATTTTTCACAATTTACATCCTATAGTTGGGAGTGGGGGACAAAGCCCCCACCCAAACCGATTACTGTTGGTAACGTGCTTCGTAAGAGTAATCACCTTCTAGTGCCTTTAAACCAGCGGCAATGATTCCCTTAGAAGGTTCACCAAGACGATATGCAACCTTGCCATCTACAGTATTAGTGTAGATACAATGTCCCTCATTTCTGAGTGTATCAATCATTGATCTTGGGGAACTTAAATCAAACTTGGTTCTTAATGTTTTCCAAGTGATGTTTTTACCAGATTCTAAAAGTTTTAGAACCTTCGCTTTTTTAGTCGTTTTTTTCATTATATCTCCTTCAAAGATTTACATTATATTATCAAAAAGAGGGGATAATGTCAAGACTTTTTTCCCCTCTTACTTAACGTTTACTTAATTTTAATCATACGAGGCTTCTTCTCCTCTGGTATGATACGCTCAAGTTCAACGTTCAACAACCCATTCTCATAGGTCGCACCCTTAACTACCACATCATCTGCAATAGTAAAAGAACGAGTGAATGCACGATTAGAAATACCTTTATGCAGATATTTCACATCATCAACCAATTCTTCTTTCTTTTCTACAGATTTGACTGTCAGAGTGTTCTCTTTAGTCTCAATCTCAATATCTTTCTTATCAAATCCAGCCACTGCAATTTGAATTGCATATTCTGAATCAGATACCTTTACGATATTGTATGGGGGGTAGTTTGTTGCTGTCGAAACATTCTCATCAAAGAGAGTGTCGAGCATTCTATCAAAACCGATAGAATAGGTTTTTACCCTGTCGAAAGGGTGAGTTGTTGTAAGAGTTGTATTTACCATTGTTTTCTCCTTTATTAAGCAAGATACAAAATCACTCCCATTAGGCGAGTGAAGTGACAGTTTTTGGGGGGAACTGCCAAACCCTAGTTTTGCGACACAGAGTAGGTATATTTGTGTTCGCCTTAGGATGACTTACGAATTGCACCCATATTATATATAAGGGAAGGGAGCTGAAAATTCAACCCCCTTCAACTTTTTTTATGCAGCCTCGGCGTATTCCAATGCCTTGTCAAGTGCGTTCAACTTAACCTTACGGTTACGTCCATACCATGCACTCTGTAGACGAGAATCACCTTCACGACCTTGCAAGTGGTCAGTCATGTAAGTGACTGCATTAAATGCCTGCCACCAAGAACCTTCGGCGAAATTCGCACCAGGCTGTGTTTGCAAGTTTTCCATAGCAATCTTCGCATTACGAGATGTGAATGGAATAACATTGTCCACTTTCTCTTTCGCAGGCGCACCAAACACTTCATTGAAGTATTGGATTACGTTATCTCCAGTAGCACGTTTGCCACCGAGAAATTCTGCCATTGATTTGTATTGCTCCATTTTTTCACGAGCGATACCCATCTGCTCTTTCACCATATCTGGATCAAAAGCCTTACGGTGATTTACTGTAACCATCTTGTCAGACTCTTGTGAAAGAGAAAGAGTAAGAGTGTTTTTACATACCACACGAATTGGTGTCATACGAATATTGATTGACTTACCAAACTGGTGTGGGTTTGTGAACAAGAAGTAGTTATCTGTCACGTCACCATTAAACAATTCAAAAGACTCTTTAGTTTTTGCAAGAGCCCAAACCATCTGTCCACCTTTGAGTGAACCAGCAGTGTGCATTTCCATATCACCTGCCATTACATAATCATGGAAAAACTCAAATGCTTCTGAGTTCTGAACTGGGTTCCAACCTTTACCCACAACGTCCAAAACTGAACCATCTGAAGAACGAACAAGCGCCTGTTTGCCTGGCACTACAATACCAGAGGCAGTTGTCATATCTTCTTTGTTGACTTCCCAATCAAGTCCAGCAGTTACCATAAATTGGTCTGGAGTCAAGTCTGCTGGGACTTTCTTACCTAAACCATGCCAAGGAACATCCCCAACATAGGCCATTTGTGCTTCACCGTTTACGATTTCAAGTTCGTGTGCCATAATATAATTTCTCCGTTTTTTCAGTTTGTATATACAGTATAGTCTGTTTTCACAACAATGTCAAGATGTTTTTGAAACATTTTCAAATAAATCTTTTGCACTCACAAAAGAACCATCTTCCAATGTAAGTTTGATATCAGGCAACGCACCAAAACCAAGGTGACGGTTAACAACCTTTACACCATTAACTTCAGTTGCAGTCCACATATCTTCCATATGTTTTTTGAAGTTTGCATCAATCATGATTAAAGCTCCTGTATCATTTGAATTTCTTTTAGACATTCTTCAAAGTCGGCAATCATACCTTCTGCCGCTTTGACTGCCTTTTCATCACCCATTGCCTTGTATTTGACAATGTTTTCTTCACAGGCTTTGATATATTCTTTGATACCTTCAATCATAATTTTGTTCCTTTTCTCAACTTACATATACAGTATAGTTGTTATCGGAACAAAAGTCAAGAGGTTTTTACAAGTTTTTTGATCTTTTTTGTGGCTTTTTTCATTCCCATCTCCAACTTCAGTTTGGATGCCCAATCTGTAAAGTTGCGTCCTTGCATATGGTCGTATTCGTGTTGAAATACCCTTGCAGTGATACCAGAGAACCCTGCTTGGTGAGTTTCTCCATTTATATCCATATAAGAGAATCTTATGGACTTTGGACGTTTGATGTTGAGGAATAGGTAGGGATAAGTCAGACACCCCTCAGTGAACATCTCTGTTTCTTCAGATACCCATGTGATTTCTGGATTAAAGAAAATAGTTGCCTGTTTCTTATCTAAGTTTGTATACATGACAAACACACGAACAGGGACTCCACACTGATTCGCTGATAGTCCTATGCCGCCTTTAGCGCCCATAGTCTCTACTAGGTTATCATAAAGTTCCTGTGGTGTCAAGTCATGGTCTTGTTTTAATTGTTCAAATGTAATTGCCGGTAACTCATATTTGAGCATCGGGTCTTCTGGTTTAAGTAAATTATAAATCATGCCGCAATCCTTGAGAAATTTTTCACCTTTTCAAATTTAAGTATACTTCTGAACTTGTCATACAAAGTGTCACCTTTGTGTGAGATAACAAATACATTCTGGTCGTGGAACGTGTTCAGAATTTTTAAGAAGTCATCAGTTCCAGTTCCATCCAACGAGCTATCAAAAATCTCATCTAAGATTAGAAGGTTTGTGTTCGTTGAGTTTTTCATCTTTGCAATGGCACGCCAAGTAAAGAGTAGTGCCAAGTCGATACGCATCTTCTCACCTTCAGAGAATGATGCATATGAGAACTCATCACGAAAGCGTGATTTGATTGTCTCATTAAAGTTTTCGTCCAAGTTGAATTGAACAAAGAAGTCCATAGAAGACAGATAGGTATTTACCAACTTGTTCATAATTGGTAGATACTGTTTTACAATCTTTGTCTTAATGCCTGAGTCCTGTAATAGTTCTCTTGCAACATCAACATAAAATTTATCTTCATTTAGTTTGGACTTCTGTTCATCAATCAGTTTAATTTGTCCTTTGAGTTCCGAAAGTTTTTCTTTATCCTCATCAGATACAGAACCTCTTTCATAGGCCTCAATGTCCTTTTCTAATTTTTCATTAAAGCGTTCTAGTTCTTTGATAGATGTGCGAACCTTTGCAATGTCCACATCATAACTACGAACCTGTTCAAGTGCTTGTAAAATTGTATCTAAACGTGATTGTTCTTTTGTTTCTAGTTTTTCAAGTTCTCCGATTGCTGTTTGGATTTCTTCAATCTTTTTGGTTCTTGTTTCAATCTCGACTGTTTTGGTTTCGTCTGTGATTGTTTGTTTACAAGTTGGACAGTTCTCGCTGTCCTTGAAAAAGTTGATCTGCCGTTCATGTTCTCCCCTTTTGTTAGATAGGGCAGCCTCTGTCTTGCTTAGTTCACGAATCTTCTTTTCGATTTTTGCTTGTTCTTCTGCATCAACAGTAAGGCGCACCTTTTGTTGTTCAAGTGCATCCACCTTTTCTTTCTTTGCAGTTATTGTCTTTGTGTTGTCATCAACCTTCTGTTTGTTTTCAGATATAATTGTTGATTTGTTTTCTATAACATCCTTGATAAACTTCTCTTGTAGAATAATCTTTTCCTTAGTTAACTCATACTGATATTCTACATTACGAATTTCATCACCCAACTCTTTATTCTTAC